ATGGCCACGTCGTGATGCTTCGCGCGCTGAACGCCTTGCAGGGCGCCCGATACATCGACATCGCCGAAGGCCGACCCTCGCAAGAGGCGTTCACCTACGGCTGGTTTCTTCACCGCGTGGGAGGACTTTCATGAGCGACTGGATCAAAACCATTGCCCCTTTGCTGGGCACTGCACTGGGCGGCCCGCTGGGCGGCGCGGCGGCGGCGTTCATCGCCAGCAAGCTGGGGCTGGAGTCCGACACTGTCGAGGCAGTGACCGACGTGCTTCAGTCTGGGCGGATGACCCCGGACCAGATCGCGCAGGTGAAGCTGGCCGAGATCGACTTCCAGAAGTTCCTGAAGGAAAACGAAATCAGGCTGGGGGAGATAGAAGCCAAAGACCGGGACAGCGCCCGCGTGCGGGACACCGCGTACGTTCAAGCCGGGCGCTGGAATTTTCGCGCGGACCTGCTGGCGGTGCTGGCTGTCGGCGGATTGATATTTTGCATGTGGCTCGTAGCGCGCGATGCGGACCTGCCAGAGCGGGCCGTCAACGCAATCATGTTTGTGGCCGGTGTGCTGGCTGCGGCCATGCGGGATGTCTACAGCTTTGAGTTCGGTAGCTCGCGCGGGTCAAAAGAAAAAGACAAGCAGTTGCAGAGCTTGCTAAAGTGACGACTCACCGGCCCGTCAATCGGTAGCGCAGTGAGCGCATACACCGGTAGAATCCCCCATACCACATAGGAGTCAGCATGTCCGAAGTAATCCTGCAAGAAGGTAGCTACGTCAAAGTCGACAGCAAGGGGAACCGCACGTCGGTGCCCATGAGCCAGCGGCCAGACAACACTCCCAAGCGCCGGGAAAAATCTGCGGCCATGGGCCTCAAGAACCCCGCCAATGCGAAGGCCGTCGAAGCCGCGGGCATGAAAGACGGCGGGCTGGTGCGCTCGACGCCGAAGTCGACCAAGTACACCTGCAAGTAAGGTCCGCATGGCCGGCACTGCGCTCAAGATCGTCAAGTTCTTCGGGGAAGCCCCGAAGATCAGCTCCGAGCTTTTGCCGGACACGGTCGCGCAGTTTGCGTTCAACCTCGACCTGTCGTCGGGGGACTTGCTGCCGTACCGCCGCCCGGAGCAGGTGGCAACGCTGGACAAGGTCGGCGTCGTGCGCACGATCTACCCGCTGTTCAACCCGAGCACTGGGGACCCCCGGTGGCTGCACTGGATCACTGACGTCGACGTAGCTACCGCGCAGATCGAGAACGACGACACCCAGCGGGTCTACTACACCGGTGCCGGCTCGCCCAAGGTGACCAACTATGCGCTGGCGACGTCCGGCACGGAGTTCCCCACGCAGAACTACGTGCTCGGCATGCCGCTGCCGTCTGCGGTGCCAGTGGTCACCCCCACGGCGTTCACACAGAAGTCCGCCACGAACCGGGCCCGCGACGCCGGTAACACCGCCACCATCACGACGTCCGCCGCGCACGGGCTGACAACCGGCGACGTGGTGACCACCACGTTGTTCGGCGGCACTGGGTACAGCCTGACCAACATTCAGGTCACGGTGCGCAGCCCCACGACGTTCAGCTATTTCTCGTTCGGCGCCACAGAGACCACGATTGCAGACACCGCGGGCCGCGTCGACCTCGCAGGCGTCACCCAGCCCCGCAACTACGTCTACACATACTATTCAGTGTGGGAAGAAGAGTCGGTGCCGAGTGAGCCCAGCGCCACGGTGTTCGTGAAAGAAGGCCAGCAGGTTGTGCTGACGGGGCTCCCCTCGCTGTGGGTGCACGGCGCCGGCTACCAGACGACCGGCCTCAAGCTGCGGGTGTACCGCACCGTTGCAGGCGTCGACGAGACGTCGTATTTCCGCGTGGGTGAGCTCTCGCTGGGTACGCCACTGGCGGCCACGTACTCGCGCACGGGCACCACGGTGACGGTGACGCGCACCGCGCACGGATACACCACGGGCAATCTGGTCACAGTCGTGCCGAGCACTGGCGACGTGCTGGCCGGGGTGTACAACATCACGGTAACCGACGTCGACGCGTTCACATTTACCACGGCGGTAACCGGGACGACCTCTGGCAACGCTGACATCGCCATCGGGCTGTCGTTCACCGATGACTTTGACGTCAACGACATTCTCGACGACCCGCTGGAGTCGGAGGATTACGACGCCCCAGAGCCCACCATGCAGGGCCTGCTGGCCATCCACAACAGCATGATCGTCGGGTTCTTCGGCAACACCGTGTGCTTCTGCGAGCCGGGCAAACCGCACGCGTGGCCGATCAAGTACCGCCAGCAGGTCGACGCGCAGATTGTCGCGCTGGGCGCGTTCGGCACAACCCTGCTGGTGCTCACAGACAAGACGCCGTGGGTGCTGACCGGCAACAACCCGCGGGTGCAGTCGCTCGCGCGCACGGACTACATCCTGCCCTGCGTGGCCAAGAAGTCCGTGGTCAACGTGGGCTTCGGCGTCACGTGGGCGTCCACCGGCGGCTTGGCTGTGTACTCGACCACCATCGGCACGGACTACCTCACAAAGAACGTGCACAGCTGGAACACGTGGTCGATCGCGGTGACGCCCACCAGCCTCGTCGGCGAGTATTACCGCGGGCGGTACTTCGGTAGCGACGGCACCAAGACGTTCATCTTTGAGCGCAATGAGCAGGTCGGCGGCCACCTCGTGCAGAGCGATGTGATGTTCACGGCGGCCTACTACCGGTCTGTGGACGACAGCTTCTACTACGCTGCTGGCGGCGAGGTGTATTTGTGGAATTCCCCCAACCGGGTGTCGGCGACGCTCGACTGGAAGTCCAAGACGTTTACCACCAAGACCTACGTCAACATGGGCGCTGCGCGCGTCATAGCGGACTACTCCACGCCCGAAGATGAGTTTGCTATCGCGCTTGAGAACGCTGCGCGCACCGCCAGCAACGAGGCGTTTATCGTTGGCGCGGCCACCGGGACGTCGCTCATGGGTGCGCTGGGCGACGGGCCAATCGGCGACTTGGTTGTCGCAGGCTCCCGGCTGCAGCCGCTGCTGTCCCCGCAGTTCTCCGCGACCTTCCAGCTTTTCGTCAACAAGCAGCTGATCTTCTCCACCACTCGGACGAACGACGAGCCGTTCCGGCTGCCCACAGGCTACCGCGCAGACACGTTCGAGGTGCGGGTGGCGACCACCGCGCGCATCCGGGCCATTCATCTGGCCGAGACCATGACCGGCTTGCGAGGCACCTGATGCCACAGTACCAAGGTATCCCCAACATCCCCAACGAGAGCATCCCTCAGTGGCAGTACGACGTGCTTGCTGCAATGAAGGAAAACCTCGAAATCCTGATGGGCGTGCGGGGCGATACGCCCGCAGTGACGACTGACCTCGTTCGCGTTTCCCCGCAGAACTGGCAGTTGATGACGCAGGTCAGCGCCCGCGGCGAGTTCACAACGTCCGCGGCAACTGGTGTCCCCACCATCGCCGACTACATCCGCCTGCTGAACGATGTGCAGCTTCTGGCGTCCGATGTAGCTAGAATTCAGGACGCCCTCAACACCCTTATCAAGAATACGAGGCAGTAACATGCGCGAACGATCAGCTGGCCTTCTGAACACGGGCGACTTCAACTTTGCCGGGCGAGGCGCGCGTGCGCAGCAAGGGGTCGAATACTTCCAGTCGCCCAACATCAGCCCCTCCGTCAACACTATCCAGAACGAGGCCGGCGCCCCCGATGCTGGGCTCTATGACGGTGCGGCAACTCGTGGAAGCGGCGGCCCTCGGGAAGCGCGAGACCCGGGAGCCCCGTTTGGAACATCTGCGTCGCTGCAATCTACCGGGGAGGCTTCGGCGGCCATGAACTCGCAGCTGGCAAAAGCGTTCGGCATGGTGACTGGAGCGCCTGTAGGGGCCATCGGGCTTGGGCTCAAAGCGGTCGACAGCCTCAATGAGCGTGCGTTTTTCTCACAGGCCGACCGCGATACCGCGCAGCTTTCCCGCGCGCAGCAGCCGGGGGTGAATACCACAGCCGATGCCTACGGGCGCATCAGCACGGTGTCCAGCCCAGCGTCTGTCGCTGCTTCCGACATGGGCATGTTCGGCACCACATCTGCGCAGTTGAACGAGGCGCGAGCAATCTCCGAAGCTCAAGCCCAAGCGGCAACACAAGCGGCAACGGCCGAGTCCACGGCAACGGCGCAGGCGGCTGCGGCGCAGGCGGCTGCGGCCTCCAACGCCGCCGCCAGCGGCGTAGGTAGCAGCGGTGGCGGTAACTATGGCTTTGGCGGTAGTAGCTTTGGTAGTAGCGGTGGCCTTGGCCTCAGAAGCGGCGTTGGCCTTGGCCTCAGAAGCGCCGGTGGCCTTGGCCTCAGAAGCGGCGGCTTTGGCCTTGGCGGCAGTAGTAGTGGCAATACTGGCGGGTCCGCCGCTGGCGGCGGCGCAGGTGGCGGGGGCGGTGGCGGTGGCGATGGCGGTGGCGGGGGCGGTGGCGATGGCGGTGGCGGTGGCGGTGGCGGTGGCGGTGGCCGAGGAAACACCGGCGGCGGGTTCGGCCCGGGCACTTCCAGCAACAACCGCGGCGGCGGCGGAGGTAGCGGTGGCGGCGGGTACGCCGATGGCGGCATGATTGGCGGCTTCGAGCGCCCTGCGGGCATGAACACCTCGTCCTACATGGACGGCGGGCAGGTGGGCGGGCAACCGCTGCTGGCCATGGGTTTCGCCGACGGCGGCATGATGGGCCAGCCCGGTGGGCAACCCGGCATGATGGGTGCCCCCGGCGGCGCGAACGGCCAGCCTGACCCCGCGCAGATGGAGACGCAGGTCAACCAGTTGCTGCGTGACCCGAATGTGCGCAACCAGATCGTTGCCCGCGCACAGCAGCTGATGCAGTCCGGCCAGCTCACCCCGCAAGAGGTGCAGACCATGGGCCGGATCGCACAAGCGGCCATGTACAACCCCGCGCTATACCCGCAGTTGCGGGCGTTTGCGCTGCAGCAGGGCATGAGCTCGCTGCCACCCAGCTACGACCCCACGGCCATCATGAAGATTCTGGCGGTGGCCAAGGCCCTCAGTGGCGACGGCGGCCAGCAGGCTCCCGGCATGGAAGG